AGAAGTAATTGCACCACCACCAGTAGAGTCACTCAACAAATTTTTCCCCACTAACACATAAGATATTCTATCTTCTTGCAAAACCAACATGTCTGTTTCTCTTGCATCTAAAACTTGAATATCCCCAAACGTCTGTTCTAAAGTTTTAAAATTTGCTAATCCTAAATTAAATTCATTTAATCTATTTATGTTTTGTTCTTGACTATAAGTTCCACTATAAGTTACATCAGCAAACCTTCTAATAGCTCTATAGTTTTCATCTGTGGTTATATTAGTTCTATTTCCAAATAAAAAGAATTGCTGACTTAAAGAATCTAATATTCTAAAACTTTCCACGCCATTGCCAAAAGTAAAACAATTGTAAAAATCTAAATTAATAACCCCCTCTGTGCCAGCTGCAATATCTTGACTTACATCGTTGTTAGCAGTTATACCTAAGTGATTACCATTAGCATCTATACCATAAGTCTCAGCACTTTCGTAATAAAGATCAGCATTAGCATCTGTAGGAATAGTTTCAAAAACAATAGTGTTGGGGTTTTTTGTAACTACAATCTCAACCTCTAAAGAGTTGCCCTTTTTTCTACCACTGCAAAATGGATATCCACCAACTACTCGCATGAACAAATAATCTTGTCCAGCAGTAGCATTTGGAACCTCGTAAAATTGAATTTGAGATGTGCCTTGCAATGCTAAATAACTATCACTTCCTGGATCAATTTGGAATGTACCACTAGATGTACCTTGAGCTAGTGTCGAATAGTACACAGCAGCTCCAGATCCAGCGTCATCTATACAATCTATAGTGTCATCAGGAGAGTTTTGCCATCTCGCTACCAATCCCTCTCCTTCAAAAAACTCTTGAAAGTTAGGGTAATTAGCACTAGAGACAATACTTACTGGTGTTATATCATTAGTACCTAGCAGTGATTCTTTAGCACCACATGTGTCCTTGCATTTCTTTTGAGCATCTCTTCTTACTCTTACATATATGTCAACTATATCTCCAGCTTCTACAGTCCATCTAGTTGTTGTGGCAGCTGATCCTGAATATACTGGATAATCAACAAACAAGTAATCTTTATCTCCAGAACCCACTAAAGAAGCTCCATTAGTGTCTCTATCTTTTTTACTAGTTACATCTATGTTTCCACTTGTAAACACCTGAGTCAAGCTATTGTCAGCACTAAAACAACTTTCCTTAACTTTCATGTAAACGCCAGCTCTTTGATTAGTAACCTCAACATTACTAGGATCTGTTCCAGTTAAAAAGTTTCTTTCTTTATTTTGCTTGTCTAAAACCTCAACTTCACAGCATCTATCTACAGGTCCATTAACATCAGCCTTAGGTCTAAGGAAATCTCCAACCTCTACTTTTTGTTGTTTTTCTCCCTCCAATTGTATCCAGGTAATATTGGTTCCTGTTTCAGCGTACCAGTTAGTTGCGTATATGGTTTGATATAAATATCTATCAGGTTTTATGTACCACCTATAAAACTTAGCCCATGAAGGTGCTTGTTGACTTATAGGAATGTTAGCCACTAAAGTATTTTTAAAACCTACAGCAGAGCAAGGCACATAGACACTGTTGTTTTCACTCACCTGAACTGTAGACTGTCTTCCAAACTCATCTAAGTAAGCAATCCCTACCTCATAATTTCTGTCAGTATGTAAACTTTTATTACTTGTTACATTTTGAGAATAACCAGTTGCTCCTGTTATTTGAAAGGTTTCAGCAAGTAAGGGGTTTAAGTTTGTTGTCTCTTTGTAAGAGGCAGCTAGTATTCTAAATGAAACAGTGTTGTTTCCTGGAGAGCTAGGAACATACATTGATTCTCCACCATTAGATCCATTGTATCCTGTCCTAAATATTGTCCAGGTATTTGAAGCTGAAGTCTTAGGCGTACTGATGTTGCAGTTATAAACATCTGTTAGCGTGCCTCCTAAAGCACAATTATTTACCTGCTGTATGTTAGTAACTGCTGGATTAGTGTTAGTTAGGTTAGCCCCTATTGCTGATCTAAATTCTGAACTATTTACCACGTCATATACAGTTGCATAGGTTTGTGGTAGAGTATAAGTTAACTCTATGGTAAATGGTGAGTTACCACCAGTGGGGGCGTCTATAGCTGGTGGAGGCGTATAAAGGGATTGAGTTACATAGTTATGGTGTTCTATGTTTATAGAAAAATACCATATGGTATTAATATTTAATTCTGCGTTAGATAAATCAAAAGTAACTGTTTGATTAGTAAACGTTCCTTGACTATTACCTAAGATAGAAACAGCACCACTTGCAAAACTTGTGGTAAAAGCATTAAAATTTATCGCCTCTCCATTCTGCTCTAAAATGTAATCCATGTTAGTAAGAGCACCACTACTGGTAGTAAGGTCGTATCCTTCTAAATAATTACCATACATTATTCTATTACCCATTAATGTTTGAGCTTGTGCTAATCTTGGCACATTATCAAAAAGTCTTAACACTTCAGACTCAGGAAGTATGGTGTATGTTTTACTATTGTCAAAAGCAATAGTGTGTAAAGTGTTGTCAGGAAGATCTTTATCAACCCTTTCTACTACTCTAATAAAATTGTCATCTGCAAACTTAAAACATATGTCATAGCCAACCACTTCTTCAGGTCCAGTATTAACAGTTACATCAACAGCGTTAAATTCATTTAACATGCCACTGTTAGTAAAGTTGTCAGTGTTTATAAAAAATGGTCTAGGATCAAAAGCGATCTGAGTAAATGGTGATAAAGAACTATATTGCCCATCCTGATATTTATATCTATAAGCAAAACTTACAAACCTATCCTCTAAATAATTAACATTATGCTGGGTGTTAAGAAGATCAATAGTTGGAGCCAACATAGGTGGCTTTTTAATGACATAAATTAAATGTTCATTACCATTATCCAAACTAGCACCATAAGACCTTTTAACGTTTAACTGTTTGGGAGGATTATAGTTATCTGTAAAAAACAATAAGTCCTCTATAATATTAACACTATTGATGAGGTATTTAGGATTAAAGTTTAACGCAGTTCTAATACCTGATCCATCATCTATAGATTGAACTATGTATGTAAGTGTAGATGAGCTTACATTAAAAGAAACTATTAAGTCAGCTATATTAGTTGAAGATACTGGATTAGCAGGATCATGAACAAACCAGTAGAGAGTTTCATTAGCACCATCTTCAAAAGCACCTATACATATAGCTTGAGATGATAAAGCCTGACCTCCATAACTTAATGTGGTAATAGCAGCATTACCCTTAGTGTTTTCTAAAGATCCAATATCTGTTAGCTCAGTATTACCTACCCTAACATTTAATGCATCAATATACTCACCATCTGGCAATAAGCGTTCATCAACGCTTTTATTCATCCTACCTTTTATAAAACTACGAACTAACTTCATTATTTAATCCATTTAGCTTGCCCTCTTAAGTTCATTAAAAGCCTGCCAGGATGAATGTTACTCAATCTTATTTTGGCATTTCTTAATAGAGCAGATTTATTTTTTTGAGTTCTTCTTACTATGTATTCCTGAACCCCTACTTTACTTTTTAAAATAGCATATTCTATATATGCATACACATATTCTTCAAACAATTTATTAACTGTTATTTTGCTATTGTCTCCATTGTATAAGCCATCAGATATGTACTCTAAAATGCAGGACTCACCTGACATTCCAGAACTAAAATTTATAACGCCAGCTTTTTGATCAATCCTAAATGTAGGGTTTTGGTTTGCTGTTTCTGTGTTTAATCCAAATCTTGCACCAATGTTATAATCAAAATACCAGCACCCATCAATATTCCATCCATCCATTCCATGGTAAGGACTCCCTTCGTTTAAGTAAATACTTGTTTTTGTTTTATCTAATCTTGCCTGATCTATTTCTGAGTTGTTTGGACGTAAAACATTTCCATCAGCGTCAAACAAAATCTTACAATTATTGTCTTGCAGATATGCATCAGAGCTAATAGCTTGAATATTTTCAGTTAAAGGGAATAAAGTTCCATTCTTCCATAGTGATATTCTAATCCAATTAACATAATCTGGTGGTAAAACAAAACGCAAGTTTTCACACACATCTAATTGTAAAACCTTAGTTTCTTTAAATGCATCGTAATTTAATTCTTGAATAGCTCGTTTAGCATGAAATAATATTTTGTATCTCTCCTCATTATTTACTAAGGAGTGATTGCCCTGAAAAAATAAAAAAAAATTATTAACAATATCTTCCAATGAAACATATTGGTATGAACCCCAGTTAGCATTTTCTGGAGCTACTCCTCCATTCTCATAATATTGATACGCTGATATATATGCCATTATCTAGTTCTTTTTGTTGGTAAATTTACACTCTCCTCAGCATCTTGCTCTTTCTGTTCAGCTTGCCCAAAGTTTACAACTGCAATTTCTCTAATAGACATGCCTGCGTACTGAAGTATCTTATTAACTATGTCTGTTGAATCTGACAATGGCAATTCAAAGTCTTGATAATTAGCAAGTGATGGGTTAAATATAGCCTCTCCTGTCTCTGCACCAGCAGCATCTGTTAGCGTTGAATATGTCCAGTTTGGTGTTTTAGGATATCTAACGTAAGTTAGTCCACAAGATAATGTGCATCCAGATGTAGGTGCTGGAAACAAAGTAATTTGATTACTTAAATTACCATACGTTCCACCTGGAGGAGCTCCTGATCCTGGACCTTCTGTAGCAGGATATCCTTGTTGTGTAAGAATATAAGCTGGAAAAAGAGTTGATGGTGCAGTTAAATTAGATCTTAACAACCTTCGTATTTGATATTCACTTACTCGTTCTGCTTCCTTATTTGCAACATCGTCAGATGCTCTAGAACAGTTTTGCCCCCAAATAACCTCTACGAAAGTATACCAATCATTAGGTAAGTCAAATGTTTGTGTAGATACTTGAGGGGTAAGAGATAGTGACAAGTTTTGAAATTGAGTAAACGTATCTATAACTTCTTGTATCTGTCTGTTAATATCAGCACTTTCAGTTCCAGAAAGTCTTTGGTTCTCTGCGTTAATCTGCTTGTTAAATTCATAAAAATAATCCTGAAATAAATCTAACTGTGCCTGCTCTGCAAACAAGTTAAAGTCTATTGGGGATATATATCCATAGTTATTTTTATTAAGAATAGAGAGTACAGTTTCTCTAACACGATTTATCATTGACATTTTTCAACCTATTTCTTACAAAGATAACCAAAAAAAAAGAGCACCTTAAAAAAGTGCTCTTTAGTAGTAGTGAGTAAAATGAATTAAGTTAATTCAATACCAATAACCTTGATGTCATCAGCTGAAATTAATGCATCTCCTATTTCGTTATAAGATGGCTCATTCCATTTAGTCTGTAAAGCTCTAACAATTTGTGATTGAACAGTGTCTCTAGCCACCTCACTGCCAGCAGCAATTGGGGTGTGAGTCAATGTAATTAAATCATTACCACTAGTAGGGGCATCATACGCTATAGTAGTAGTA